ATAAGCACCCCCAACAGATCCAGTAATCCAAGATTTCATTCTTCTATCGTCAGCTTGGTTAGCTCTATAACGAACGTGTAAGAACGGTCTACGGATATTAGTACCTAATTGTTGGTCGTATACAGTTGATGTACCAGCAGGAACAAGGATACCATCAATAGAAGAAGTTGCAACACCACCACGAGTAGATGCATCATTTAAGTATTTCCAATCAGTTTTGTAGAAATCATAAGATCCACGACGGAAACCAGAGAATCCTAAGTTCAATGCCATTTGCTCAGAGTTTTCAAATAAACCGTAAGCTACACCACCAGCTGCTCCAGAAGATAAAGAAGCAAGCATATCATCAAAGTCAAGAGAAGTTGCACGGTTTAAGAATAACATGTTTTCTTCAATAGCTCCTTGAGTATCTAAGTTTTTCAAGATTGAATCAAAGTCATTAAGACCACTAGCTGCAGAGAAGTTGTTTACAACATTACCTCTTTCTTTAACAGCAGAGAATAAACCTTGAGTACCTTTGATTTGGTTAGATCCTAATGTAGAACCACCAGATACTAATTCACCTTCAATTACTGACATCTCTAAGTAATCTTCAAAACGTAATCTTGTTTCAGATTCTGCTTTCAAATACCATAAGTATCCATTTGCCCCATCTTCAGTAGCAACTTCTACCCATCCAATTTGAGCAGTATCAGAACCAGAAATTTGGTATTTTTCTCTAACGATAATTGGTGAATTACTGTATTGAGTGAACGAAGGTGTTACAGAGTTTAAAGTAGCGTCAGTTGTGCCTTTTTTGAATTCAGAACCATATACAAAGATTTTAAGATCTGTTGCAGAAGCAAAGTTTACAGTATTACCAGCTCCTGTAGTCAAATCTAATTGAGTGTAAGGCTTAACAGTAATAACAGCTGGGTTTGTAGCTCCACCTGTTCCTGTAGCTGCATCAGCAGTAGAAGCAGTAACATAAACTTTTAATTCTTTTCCTGTAGAAGGACTCATAACTACTAAAGTTTGTCCAACAGAAATAACGTTGTTTACAAAAGCAGATCCAGTACCACCAGTAACAAAAGTTAAAGTTGTAGCAGAAGCACAAGTCACATCTTTGTAAGCAATGTGTAATCTGTTTTGTTCAGACCAAACTACTTGATCAGAAGACATTGGCATTTCAGCTCCTACCATACGTAAGAAACCTGATAAAGTTCTATTACCATATCTTTCTACTTCTTGTTCGTAGATTTCTGGTAAATATTGTTGTGCGAAAGATGAAAAATTAGGATTTGATGGATCCGTAAAATTTAAATAGTTAGTTTCTAACGCTTGTTGTTTTTGAGACGGTTTAATTGAACCGAATTGAGGCGTTACATTTGCCATAGTTTTTAATTTTTAATTGTTAAAATTTTTTTGTTTGGATCCTTAATTTAGAGGTATCCTCACTGCTTATAGATTTAACTCTAAACCCGTTAATGAATGGTTCGCTAGCGGTTCTAGGAGCATCCATACTTGGGTTTTTGGAATTACTAACTACTTGTTTAACAGCGTCGGCTTTTCCTTGTTCATAAAAATGAGCAGCTATTTTGTCAGCATTCATTGCTGAATACAAAGCCTTATGATAACCCGGTACATCTGTTAGATTAATTTCCCTTTCATCGTCGATGTCCTCATCAAAGAAGAACTTATCCTCTAATAAGAATTCTACTTCTTCCGCGTCTAAGTGCGGTTTTGTATTTTTATAATATTCTTTTAATAGAGCAACATTATTTACATTTGAATAATCCGCATTTAATCTAACATAGTCTTCAATAGTTCCACCAGTCTCTTCCATAAAAGAAACTAACTTCTCTATATTTTCTGGCAGTTCTACATTGTTCTTTGTTTGGTTTTGTGTATGAAATTGCAGTTCTTCTTTAATATCTGCAACCTCTTGTTTTATTTCTTGTTCGAAGATTTCTTCAATAACATCTTCAGTGGCCCCTTGGTTTCCTTCGCCCACTTCTTGCAATCCCAATTCGGGTTGTTTATTGCGTAACATGCTTTCATCTGTGCTTTGCTCTTGAATGGCATCTGTTTCTTCTTTAGGGATTACTACTTTTATTGGCTCTTCTTGCTTCTGTGTCAAATCAACCTTAATAGGTTCATCTGTTTTATTTAGTTTTTTTGGTGAAGGTCTCTTTGTTTTTAATTTAAATTCTCCTTCTTGTTTTACTTCTTGTGACATAATATAATAATATAAAATTGGTTAATAAGTTTATTCCATTTGCAACATACCGCCTAAATCATTCATTAAATTTTCCGCACTATTTTGAAAGTCTTTTGGTAAAGAATCATTTTTACGTTGATCTATTAATTCAGATTGCTGTGTCGCTTGTATTTTTGTTCTTTCATCTTTTCTATCTTCAAGTTGATTGAACTTAGTTGTTTCTGCTTGAACCTTTAATTGTGCTAATTGCATATCGTAATTAAACTGTTCTGCCATTAATTGTTTTTTAACCTGGCCCTCTGCTTGTATTCTTTGCATTTCAAATTGAGATTTAGCCTGCTCTATTTGTATTTGGGTTTGAGCTAAAGCTTCTTGCTTTTGCACTTCAAATAACGCTGCTTTCTCTGCGTTCTGTGAATTAGCATCTGCTTGCGCTTGTATATTTGCTAATTGTTGTTGTTGTACTTGCTCTAATTTCTTTTTTCTTTTTAACTTTAACAATTGATTTGCTAATTTAAGATTTCTAACTTGTCTTATATCAATAGCATCTTCTAAGTCAATTCCTTGGTTTTGTAAAGAAACTTGTATGTTTTGTTCTAATTGTGCTTTTTCTTCTTCATCTGGTTCAATCTCTAAGAAAATACCAAAGTCATGTAGATTTAAATTTTCTATTTCTTTAAGCACTTCAACATTGTAAGTTGATATACTTTGTTTTAATGAATTTGCAGTTAAAGGATTATTTAAACAATCAGCAACTCGTAATGATATATTCTCACATATCCTTGTAGTTAAATATATACTTGCATCTTTTATGTGACGGGTTGCTACATTAGAAGCATTCGCTGCTATCTTTTGTAATCCTACCAAAGCATTAGAATCTGGCTTGCTGCCATCAACTGCTTCGTTAAGACCTGTAACATCTCTAATCATCTGCAAGTAATACTGATAAGTTTGTATTAAACTTTGTATCTTGCCTTGTCCGCTAGATGTTGTTAATTCTTGAATAGGCACTTTGCCTCTGTTTATTTCACCATCTTGAGTTAAAGATCTACCTACAATGCTACCAGTTTGGAAATACATATTTAATGCTTCCGCTGGATTGTATTTTGTTCCATTACCCAAATCAACTTCCATTAAACCATCAACATCTAAGAATACCCCGTCAGGCACTACTCTAGACATAACTTGTTGAAGTTTTAAATGAGTTAATTGAATCATGTCTGCAAAAGAAATACACTTAGTAACAATAGAATCAATTCTTCCTTTGTACATTCTAGGTGCAGCAATAGTGTAATTCATTTTAACTTTAGTGGTATCTGCTTGAGGGCGAGTCATATCATTAGACAACTTCCATTCTAACATCATATTAGTGCCTATAATTTTAGCACCAGTATATAACACCTCTATTGTTCTTGATACTTTTTCAAAATTATCGTTTGGCGGAGGATTAAAAGAATCAGTCTTTTGAATAACTTTCTCTAATCCATTATCCCCTTGCTTTATTTTGAATACTTGATTCATATAAGTTTTATACTCAAAATATAATACTTGCACAGTATTCTCATCATAGTCCTCCCTTTCTTCAATATATTGTCTATTACCAGGCATTTGCTGGATTTTAAGAAGTTCATCTTCAGACATGTATGGAAACTCTTTTTTTAATTCTGGTATTGTTACTGCTTTAACTTCACCTACGTAATAAACATCTTCAAAGTTAGGGTCTTCCGTATATGAATAAACTAAATAAGCCGGATCTACATAATCCACTACAATCCCCTCTGATTTATTAAACGATGTTTTAATTGCTGCAATACCTATAGTTGTTAAATCATAGTTAAGTCTCTTTCTAGTAAGATCATACTTATTAGTTTTTAACACTGTATT